GATTGCTTCAAAACTTACGTAGGTAACCGTACAAATATAAAAAGGAGTTAAACTATGGAAACTAAAGACGTAGCTGTTAAAAAAACAGCACAAGCACCATCTACTATTTTATTTAGAGATGATGCAGACAAAGGTTTTGAGAACGTAAGACAAGAATCTCTTGCTTTACCAATCTTAAAACTTTTACAAAACGGTTCAGGAGAAGCGCAGAAACGTAATCAAAATTACGTAGAAGGTGCAGAACCTGGAATGTTTTTAAATACAGTGACTAAAAAACTGTATGATGGTGATGAAGGAATAAACGTTATTCCTTGTTACTATAAAATGGAATACCAAGAGTGGGCAGAATTTGGTACTGGTTCAGGTAGACCAGAACAAATTTTTCCTGCAGACTCTGATATTTTATCTAAGACTACTAAAGATGGTGGTAAAGATAGATTACAGAATGGTAATTACATTTTAACTGTACATCAAAACTTTGTAATTATACTTGGTAAAGATGGAAAAGCAGAAACTGCACTTATTTCTATGAGTGCATCTCAAGGCAAAGTTGCAAGAAAATGGCAGTCACTTCAAATGTCTCAGACTATGAAAGATGAACAAGGGTCATTTACACCTGCATCATTTGCATATTCTTACAAACTAAGTTCTGTATTAAACTCTGGTAAAGGTAATCAGTGGTATGGGTTTTCAGTAGAGTCTGAAGGACCTGTACAAGATGCTGATCTTTATCAAAGAGCTAAAGATTTCCATGATAGCATGGATAAACAAAACAGATAATTGCCACATTTGGGCGCTACGTTTGTGGCGCCCAATTTAATTACAACTTGAGGGAACATGTTAGAAAGATTAAAAGATATATTTAAAGGTTTAGAAAGTGCTCATGGTGTCACTAAAAAAACTGATGAGATTAGACACGATGGTAAAAACGAAGTTAGATCAAAAACTATTAGAGAACCGGTAACCGATGAGTTATGGGAAAAGCATTTAAAAGGTGAAGAACCTGGACTTGGTATTATACCAATCAACGAACAAAACAAATGTAAATGGGGTGCAATAGATATTGATACCTATCCATTTGATCATTTAAAATTAATTAAAAAAATACGAGAAAATAAATTTCCTTTAATTGTATTTAGATCAAAGTCAGGGGGTGCACACGTTTATTGTTTTGTAAAACAATTTGTTGCTGCATCTTTGATGAGAAATAAATTACAATTAATGGCATCAGCATTAGGTTATGCTAAAGCAGAAATATTTCCTAAACAATCTAAAATTATGGCAGAAAGAGGTGATGTAGGTAGTTTCTTAAACATGCCTTATCATGGTGGAGATCGAACAGTTAAATATGCAATTGATGATAGTGGTAATTCTTTAACCATAGAAAAATTTATAAAAGCGTATGACTTAATTGCTTTAGAAGATATTCAATTAGAAAATTTATTAATAAATAAAAAACAAGAAAAGACTAAAGAAGATTTTCCAGATGGACCACCATGTTTAAATACAATAATTAAAAATGGTCCTATCATAGAAGGTAATGGAGATGTTGCAGCGTCTGGTCGTGATAATGGTTTATTTAATATTGGAGTCTATTTAAAAAAATCAAATCCAATTGGGTGGCAAGATAAAATTGAAGAATATAATGTAGAAAAATATATTAAACCACCATTAAAAGCCACAGATGTAATAAGAATCAAAGCTCAAGTCGAAAAGAAAGATTATGATTTTAGATGTAAAGATAAACCTATTTGTAATTTTTGTGATGAAAGACTTTGTTACACAAAACAATTTGGTAAAGGTGGTGATGTTAGAATGCCGGCAATCACAGCAATTCGAAAATATGAATCAGATCCACCAATATTTTTTGTAGATATTGATGAAGACACTATTGAAGTAGATGCACCAACATTACATGATCATGAAAAATTTAGTATTGAATGTATGACAGAATTAGGAACGCCTTTGATTCCTGTTGCTAAATTAGTATGGAGAAAACAATTAGCTTCTTTAATGAAAAATATGGCAACACTAGATGCTCCAGATGATACTAAAAAAGACATACAGTTAAAAGAATTACTAACAACTTTTATAAGTCGAGATGGAAAATCTATGGAAGACGTGTTGAAAAGAAAACCATATACACAAAATGGTGTTAGTTATTTTAAATTTAAAGATTTCTGGGCGTACGTTATTAAACAAAAAACATGGTCAGAAAAAAAATATCCTAAAAATAAAACTATAAGATTATTAGAACAATTGTTTAATGCTAAGACAGATGTTGTAAAGATTACAATAGGTAAGGATGAGAAAAGTGTAAAAGTTTGGACGGTAGAAAAAATAGAAGTTGAAAAATATATACCTAGAAGAATAGAAAAACAACCGGCAGCGTTTGAATGAGAACCGTAATAGCAGGACCACCAGGTACAGGAAAGACACATACTTTGATACATAAACATTTACATAATGAATTAATTAATCACAAAACAAATTCTAAAAAAATTTGTTACATTACCTTTAGTAATGCAGCTGCAAATGAAGCAAGAGATAGAATACAAAAAGAATATCCAACATTTGATTTTGATTGGATTTGTACAATGCACTCAATGGGAACTAAGTTATTAGGTATTGATACCAATACTCAGTTACTAAAAGATAAAAACTGGAATGCATTTAAAAATAAATACGGTCATAATGATTTACACTTTGAAACTAAACAACATGAAAATGGTTTTAATGAATACAGAAATCAATACATGCAGGTTATTGAATATTCTAGATGTAAAAAAATTGACTTACAAGACGCTGCAGTAGAACTAGATTTAATAGATTATATTAGTGAACCTTTACTAGATCAAATTAATCAAGACATTATTGATTATAAAAAAGATTATACCATGTATGAATTTTCAGACATGATTTCCAAGTTTGTTGAGAAAAAACTATGTCCTTCCCTCGACGCCGTTTTTCTCGATGAAGCTCAAGATCTGAATCCCTTGCAGTGGGAAATGTTTTTTTACATCGAATCTTGTTGTAAAAGATCTTACATTGCAGGGGATGACGATCAGGCTATCTACGCGTTTCAAGGCGCTGACCCTAAAACATTTATTAACCTTGAAGGGATTCCCGATCATCAAACCGAATCACGAAGAGTGCCAAGAGCAGTACATAAAGTTGCATTATCTATTTTAGATAACATTGATCAAAGAAGAATTAAAACATGGGAACCTAGAAAAGCGGAAGGTAGAGTCTTTGAAAATTTAGAATTAGAAGATTTAGATTTTAATTCTGGACAGTGGATGATTCTAACTAGAACGAATGAACAAATGAAAAATCTGGTGCCCACTTTTCAAGAAACTGGATACCGGTTTGAATGTAAATTTAATGATCTGTTGCCCAATGAAGCGTTAAAAGCAATTAATGATTGGCGACGATTAAATAGAGGTGCGAGCATATCTGGTGAAGAAGCAAGAAACATTTATGAATATTTAAAGTATGATAAGGGCGACGTAAAATACGGATTTTCTGGTGGCAAGTCTCTAGTAAATGTAGACTCGGTTGATATGGATGAGTTGAGACTAGAACATGGTTTGATTGCATCTGGAGGCTGGGACGCGTTACGATTTAAAGATTATCAATATGATTACATCAAGGAACTAGTGGCGAGCGGCGAGGATCTAGGTAAACCGGCAAGAATAAAATTATCTACTATACATGCAGTTAAAGGAGAAGAAGCAGAGAATGTAGTTTTGTTTACAGATTTAGAAAGAATTATTTACGAAGCAGCTCAAGTAAATAAAGACACTGAACATAGATTATTTTTTGTTGGTGTGACAAGAGCAAAAGAAAACTTATTCATAATGAATCAAGGTTATGAATATCAATACAACATAGGAGAAGAAATAATATGACAAACAAAGACATATTTAGTCAAGCCTTTCCACAAGATAAGCAGATAGGCGGGAGTCACTACAAAGACTTTCACATTCAACCATATGAATTTATATCAAAAAATGATCTCTCGTTTTTTCAGGGAAACGTAATTAAGTACGTGTGTAGATATTTAAATAAAAATGGTATACAAGATTTAGAAAAAATAATTCATTATTGTGAATTAGAAATCAAAAAGATGAAAGATACATATGACATCGACAGTAAGAAAAAAAATAAAAGTAAGTAAATATAATTTTTATTTAGAAATATATCCTGTAAGAGAAGGATGTAATGGTAAAGAAGGACCTTTTTATGAAATCTTTCCTGAAGATTATCATGCAGCTCTTTATGCTTTTAGTAATAAAGATAAATTAAATAAAAAAATAGAAGAAAAATACTTATGAACGATAGTTATGTAGACATCGGAATTATAACAGCAATTACATTAGCAACTTACTTGGTAACGAAAGCATTAATATGATGTTTCAAGCGCAAACTGAATGGACTTGTCCAGAAAATTTTCCTGATTTAAGTCAAGCGAAATATATTGCAATTGACTTAGAAACTAAAGATCCTAATTTGAAATCAAGAGGATCTGGTGCAGTTATTGGTGAAGGTGAAATAATTGGTATTGCTTTAGCTGTAGATGGTTGGTCAGGTTATTATCCAATAGGACATAGAGAAGGTAATTTAGATAAAAGAATTGTTCTAGATTA